CCGGCGATGGCGTCGAGGATGGTGATGACCTTGCGCCATTGGCCGTCCGGACACAGCGTGCCAGCCGCGGCTTGTGCTTCGCTGGGCCACGGATCTTTGGCGTTTTTGCGCTTGCTGTTGCGGAATTTCTCACCGGTCCAGAACGGATAGGCCTGGTGCGACACTGCGCTGGGCGTGGAGAAGTAGGTTTTACGCCACTTCTTGTGGGTGGCCATGGCACTGGCGACGGTGTTCAGTTTCTCGAAGTCGCGAATCCAGAAGTACTCGTCGACGTAGACGTGGCCGTGGTGACCCTGGGCGGTGCTGCTGTTGGTGCTGAGAAAGCGCAGCTCGGCCCACGGTTTGCCGTCCTTGCTCAGCACGATCGGGTTGCCGGTAAGCTCCAGGCCGAACCATTCCTGCGCGAACGATACGATGTAGCTGCGGAAAATCTCGGACTGGGCGCGGCTGGCCGACAGGAAAATCTGGTTGTCCCCGGTCAGGACCGCATCCATGAACGCTTCGCCGGCGAAGTAGTACGTCAGGCCCACCTGACGGCTTTTGAGAATGTTCCGGATCCGGCTCGTCAGCGAGTTCTGTTTCGCGGCGAACAGCTCCTTCTGGTAGCCGTACATTTTGCTGATGAACTTGTCGAGAAAGTCCACCTCCGTCAGCTCGCCAACTTCGTTTTTGGCTTTCTTCTCGCGCTTCTTTCCGCCCTTGTCGCCGCGATCGCCACGGTCACGACGCTCGTTACGCTGTGGTTCGCGTCGCTGGGCATCGTCCGCCGGCGGATCGCCGATCGGCGCCGGGAGTATCTTCGCGGATTGCTTTAGTAACCGTTCGCGAACGGTGGTTAAGCGATCGAGTTCGTCCAGATCGGCCTTGGTCAGCGACGTGGCTTTGTCCAGGAGCAGAGTGATTCGCCGGCCAACGGCGGTCAGCGGCTCCTCATCTGACAGCATGTCGTCCCACTCACCTTGGCGGATCCAGTAGTAAACGATCCGGATGTTGGGCAGGGACAATTGCGCCTGAATTTCACGCGGCTTACAGCGGCGCAAATAGAGGCGTTTAGCGGCTTCTTTAAGTTCGGGGGCGTATGGCATGAGCGCAGTCTATGCGGCGAAAACTCTAGAAACTGCGCATAAAATCCGCGTACAACCTATATCTGCGAAATAGGACCAAAACAAAAGTGAACCGTTTGTTTGCTGGTCTGCTGGTGCATATCGTGGCGGCTCAAATCACCGATTGAGCGCAGTTATTGCCCATGCCCCGTTCCCTTGTTTCGTATTGGAAACGTGTCGCCACCAGCGGCCCGACCGCTGATGGTCGAGAAATCCTTCCCCAGGAACTGCGCGATCTCGCCGAGACCTATGACATTGCCAAGTACACGGCGGTGATTTGGTGCGAGCACGAACGCTGGTATGGCTCGTTCGGGACGGTGTTTGCTGTGCGCCTGGTCGAGGACGACGCCGGCTTGGCGCTGGGTCAAGTCGCACTGGAAGCGCAGCTCAAACCCAACGACCGGCTGCTGTCGCTTAACGACCAGGGCGAGAAGCTGTTCACCAGCATCGAAATCACCCCGAACTTTGCGCAAAGCGGCAAGGCGTATCTGTCCGGTCTGGCCGTCACCGATTCACCGGCAAGCCTGGGCACTCAGGAACTGTACTTCTCCCGCAAGACAGGCCAACCGGTGCATTACGCCGCAGCCATTCCGCTTGGCCCCTTGGTTGACGATGAACAGAAGGGCGAAATCGGCATGCTCAATGGCCTGCTAACCCGTCTATTCAAGCGTTTCGGCCTGGAAGAAAAAGCCGATGACACCCCGCAAACCACTACCGAGAAAATCCCAATGGATGAAGCTACAGCCAGTGCGATTCAAGCCCTGATTGAGCAACAGACGATCGTCACCAACGGCCTCCAAGCCCTGGTCGATGCTGCCGCAGTCGAAACCCCGGCGCCGGATCAGACGCCAATCGACGACGTACAGGCAGCAGTTGACGCGATCGTTACCCCTGTTGAGGAAGACAAAAACCTCAGCAGCAACAAAGCGGTCCTGGCCTACCTGGCGAAGCTTGACCAGAAATTCAACGCGCTGGCCAACACCCCAACGGGTAGCCACCTGCCAAAAACCACCGGTTCCACCGATATCAAAAAGCGGGTGCTGTGACATGAGTCAGCAATCTTTAAGCAATCGTGCCGCGCTGCAGTACACCGCTCTTTGTGTGGCCATCGCCGAGACCTACAACGTCGACGTGACACGCCAGTTCAATGTCGAGCCGAGCATCGCCCAGGAACTGAACGACAAGATCACCGAGCGGGCGGATTTCCTCGAACGCATCAACGTCGTTCCCGTGACTGAGATCAAGGGTGAGAAGGTCATGCTGGGCGTTACCGGCCCCGTGACCAGCCGTACCAACACCAAGACCACTGACCGTGAGGCTAAAGACGTCTCGGACCTGAACGGTTTGGGTTATGAGCTGTTCCACACCGAATCGGACGTTGGTCTGCCGTTCGCCAAAATCGACAGCTGGGCCAAGTTCCCAGACTTCGCCGATCGCTATTCTGCCGCCGTGCAGAAACAGATCGCCCTGGACCGCATCATGATCGGCTGGCATGGCCTCGCTGCTGCGGCCCAGACCAATCTGGCCACCAACCCGATGCTGCAGGACGTCAACAAAGGTTGGCTGCAAATTGCCCGCGAGCAGATTCCTGAGCAGGTGCTGGATGAAGGCGAGACTGCCGGGAAAATCACCCTCGGTGCAGGCGGCGACTACGAGAACCTTGATGCCCTGGTGCATGACGTCAAACAGATGATCAGTTCGGTATTCCGCGATGGCGGTGACCTGATTGCCATCGTTGGCAGTGATCTGTTGGCCAGCGACAAGGCCAAGCTGTATTCCAACCAGGCCGGCAAACCGACCGAAAAGGAACGCATCGAAAGCGCCCAGGTCATTGCGACCTACGGCGGTCTGCCGACCTTCACCGTGCCGCATTTCCCGGTCAATGCCGTGGTCGTCACCAGCTGGGACAACCTGTCGATCTACTTCCAGGACAGCAGCTGGCGTCGTCACCTCATCGAGAACCCGAAACGCTCCCGCGTCGAGGATTACAACGGCCGCAACGAAGGCTACGTGATCGAGCAGCTGGAGAAATTCGCGGCCGCTGAAAAAGTGGAGTTGATCTGATGAGCCTGGCACTGGCGCACAAGCGCCGAGTTCTGGCCGAAGGTCCAGCCGCGCGCACCGGTGCCGAGTCGATGGTGTACTCCAGCGCCACCGCGCTTGCCAGCCCCGCCAACGGCAAGAAGCACCTGAAGCTGATGGAAGACGCACTGGCTCAAGATCTGGAGCGCATTGGCGCGATTAACAGCCGCGAACTGCGTCAGCAACTCAAGCGTGACGAGCTGCTGCCCAAGTACCTGGACTATGTGCAGCGCTACCGTGATTCCGGATTGAGTTTCCCGAACTCGGTGGTGATGCAGGTCCTGGTGTGGCTGTTCGACACCGCGCAGTTCGAAGCAGGGCTGGACCTAGCGAACTTTGCCATGTCGCAAGACCAGCTGTTGCCTGAGCGCTTCAAACGCGACGTGCCGACCTTCGTCGCTGATGAGGTAATCGACTGGGCCGAGGCTGAGTACAAGGCCAAGCGCAGCCCCGAACCCTACCTCTCCATCCTCCTGCCTCTGGTGGATGGTGAATGGAAGCTCTTTGAGCGAATTCCTGCTCGCTATCACAAGCAGATCGGAATTCTCGCGCTGGATCAGCGGGAGTTTGCGAAAGCCATCATCCACTTCGAACGTGCGGAAGCGCTGTACGAAGGTATTGGTGTGGGCACTCGTCTGGAAGGGGCTCGCAAAGCCCTGGCAAAAGAACTGGCTGAAAACGCCGCCGAATAACCGCCTTCCCCCCCCCGGCGAGAAACTGTGGATGTGAGCCAACCATTTATGGCCCTGACCCACTGAAACAGTTTTCCCGCCCCTATTTGAGTGCCCAGCAATGAGCTTTTCCGGGAAACCCACCACCTTTGTGGAACAGGCGATCGAGAACGACGGCTTCTGGCCGAACCTCTCGCTGGCAGAGTTCCAGAAGGGTTACCGCCTGCCGGCGGAGTACCTGGTAGACATGCTGGTCACTGATCTGACCACGGCGATGATCGAGGTCAACACCGATCTGGCCAAGCTCAAGGCCCAATGGTCTGTGGCTGGCGTGTCCTCCGTGGAATCTGCTGACCCTATGGTGCTGCCGGAGCGCACATTTCAAGCAGCGACGTACAAGCGCGCCGTCTACACACGCGCCAAAGCGAGCCTGCTGACCCAGTTCGCCACTGTGACCCGCCGCGAAAGCGCCGAGAACACCGGTAAGGAATTGCCGGAGCGAGCGGAAACCTTTCTCGCCTTCAGTCAACAGGCTGTGCGCTCGCTGCAGGGCCGTGGCCGCATGACGGCGGCGCTGCTATGACCAAGCTCAAGGCGTTGACCGCGTACCTCATTGAGCGCCAGTTGGTTGCCCCTGAACAGCTCGACAGTTGGACCGATCAGGTCGGCCTGGAACTGGTCTGGAAGCCGGACGTGCAGGGCATGCGCATGGGCGACATGAACTACAGCGCGACCATCGTCCTGGAGCGTTTTGCCGATCACCCAGGCCGATTGATGGCCCTGGTGGGCAGCTGGCTGGAAACCCACGACGAAGATCGTGACGATCTGCCGGCGGTCCAGTTCGACATCACCATGCTCGATGACGATCTGGCCGACGTCGACATCAAGCTGCAGTTCAGCGAGCCGCAGTATCTGGCCGAAGATCCGGAAGGCGAAATCATCGCTTTCGGCAAGACCTGGTCATTCATCCCATTTGAACTGTGGGTGGCTGAACGTGGCGAGGTGACCGGCGATGGCGCGTAGCACCTTCGAACTCGATGTCCGCGGCTATCTCGGTGTCCAGGAACAACTGGCCCTGCTGAGCCTGCCGCCGCAGTTGCGCCGACGCTTGCTCAACAACGTCACCAAGCGCGTGCGCAGCATGAGCCGTCAGCGCATCCGTCAGCAGCAGAATCTCGACGGCACCGCGTTTGCCCCGCGCCAAGGTTCGGCCAAGGGCAAGAAGAAGATGGAGGCTGGCCTCGGCAAGTTGCTGATGGTCACCCGCGTGAATGCCGACGAGGCCGAGCTGGGCTGGCGCAACGCGCTGACCCGCTGGGTGGCCTCGCAACAGCACAACGGCGTGTCTGAGCGGCGCACCGCCGCGCAGATGCGCAAGTGGAACAAGACGCCTCCCGGTCTGGCCGCGACGGAAAAGCAGGCCAAGCGCTTGCGCCGCCTCGGCTTCAAGGTCCGCCAGGAGGGCAAAAAGTCCCTCACACGTCCTTCTGTGGCGTGGATTCAAGAGCACGTGAACTACGCCAAGGCGGGTCTGTTGATCCGCATCCTGGACGACGAACAAACCGAATCCGCTGGCAAGCAAAGCTGGGACATCACCCTGCCCAAACGCCAGTTCCTCGGCGTGAGCACCGACCGGGACACCAGCTTGCTGGTTAACCAGGTACTGCAACAAATCCTTAATTCACCCCGCTAGCGAGGCACTGCATGGCACTCGGTCAAGTCAGCGTTAACAACCTCAATCTCAGCCAGGGCGCTGTGACGGCGGTTGAACGCTATTTCCTTTTCATCGGCCCTGCCGGCAAGAACGTCGGCTCGCTGATCCCTTTGAATACCGACAGCGACCTGGACGTCCAGTTGGGCATCCCTGCCAGCGATCTGAAAACTCAGGTGACGGCTGCACGCTTGAACGGCGGCGATCGCTGGGCCTGCCTGGCGGCTCCAATCTCCGCCGATGGTGACTGGCTCGAAGCGCTGGAGAGCGCCCAGCAGCAGGGCTATTCAGTCGAAGCGGTGGTCGTCACCAAACCGGTGAGCGCCGGTGACGCGCTGTCGGACATGCACGATGCGGCTATCGAGCTGAGCAACACCTACGGTCGCCGTGTGTTCGTGATGGCGGCGAGCAAGGGCATCGACGCTACGGTGCAGACGTGGACGCAGTACCTGACGGAACAGAAGACGATCACCCTGGGCCTTCTGGCGCCGCGTGTCTTGGTCGTGCCGCAGCTGCATGGCAATGACCTGGGCGTGCTGGCCGGTCGCCTGGCAAACGCGGCAGTGAGCATCGCTGATAGCCCCATGCGTGTGGCCACCGGCGCATTGCTCGGCCTTGGCGCCGTTCCCAAAGACAAGGACGGCATCCCCCTGCAGTCGGCACTGCGCTCCGAGCTGGACAAGGCGCGCTTTTCCGTCAGTCAGACCTATCCGGATTACCCGGGTGTGTACTGGGGCGATGGCAATCTGCTTGATGCGCCGGCCAGCGACTTCCAGGTCGTTGAGTACCTGCGCACCGTCGACAAGGCCGCCCGGCAGATCCGGCCGCTGCTGATCCGCCGTGTCGCCGATCGCCGCCTCAACAATTCGGCCAACAGCATGGCCGTGAACATCAACGCCCTGATGGCCCCACTGCGCGCCATGGCGAAGTCGACGACGTTCGCTGGCCAGGTGTTCCCGGGCGAGATCGAGCAGCCCAAAGACGGCGACATTGTTCTGTCCTGGACCAGCAAAACAGCGGTCGAGGCGTACATCAAGCTGCGTCCCCTCAACTGCCCGAAAGATCTCACCGCGAACATCGCGCTGGACCTTTCCACCGACGATTCGGAGTAACCCATGGCGGCAAAAATTGGCGGCAAGAACTTCGACGTGAACCTGGGCGATCTGCAGGTCCACGTCGAGAGCTGCACCCTGGACATCACCGACAACACCGCCGTGGCGCAAACCCGGGGCGTGCCGAACGGGCACGTCGACGGTGACGTGGCGGCTGCCGGCGAGATCGAGTTGGACACCACTAACTTCAACCTGCTGATCGAAGCTGCGAAGACGGCCGGCAGTTTCCGGGCGCTGGCACCGTTTGACGTCGTGTTCTTCGCTAAGGCGGGCGACGAGGAACTGCGCATCGAGGCGTTCGGCTGCAAGGTGCGCCTGTCCAGCCTGCTGAGCATCGATCCAAAGGGTGCCGAGAAGAACAAGCACAAGATCCCGTACGACGTCACCAGTCCGGACTTCGTGAAGATCAACGGCGTGCCGTACCTGGACGCCACTGAAATCGAGGGCCTGACCTGATGGTTTGCCCGTTCGACCGCGCCCAGGCGCTTGAGCTTCGGCAGCGCGAGCAGGCCATCAAGGCCCAGCTTGCGGGCAAGCGGCCGACCGGGCCGAGCCGTACCCACTGCCTGGACTGCGAAGAGCCGATCCTCGAAAAGCGCCGTGCCCTGGGCGGAATCGTCCGCTGCACACCCTGCGAATCCCTTTCTGAACAAGGAAAACGCCGATGAGCATCATCACCTGGCCGCACTTCGCCGCCGCTGAATTGCGCTGTAAATGCGGGAAGTGCAACAGCACCGGTGCCGAGATGGATCCGGCATTCATGGCTGAGCTGGTGACCCTACGTCAGCAGTTTGGCCGGCCGATGGCGCTGAGCAGCGCCTACCGCTGCCCCAAACACCCGGTGGAAGTGAGCAAGCCCGCACCAGGTGAACACTGCACCGGTCTGGCCATTGATGTGCGCTGCCGCGGGGAAGATGCCGTGGAAATCCTGCGGTTGGCCATGAACCTGAAGTTCACCCGGTTCGGCATCAGCCAGCGTGGCAATGCTCGTTTCCTTCACTTGGGCATGGCGCCGGTCGGTGGCCGATTTCCCAGTCCTGCGATCTGGAGCTACTGACATGCACCGTACGCGAGTGGTGGTACTTGTCGGTGTGTTCGCTTTGTTGGTGGGCAACTACATGGACAGATTCACCGATTACTTCGAAAGCACTTATGCGGATTACGTAGGCACCGTGGCCGGCGTGTATTGCCGGGCACCTGCAGAGTTGCGTGACACGCTCCGTCAGATCATCGATGCAAATACGGCTCCCAACAAAATCCGCGTGGAGTGCGCTGCCGATGCCCTTTAGAAGCGACCTGATCGTCAAGGCTGTAAACGGTTCGGCCCTGTGGGATCTGGTCCGACCGCTGTTCTTCGTGACTGCCGACGGTCGGCCGGTGACGGTGCCAGCAGGCTATCGCACGGATCTGGCCAGCGTGCCGCGTCCGGTGTGGTGGCTGGTGCCGCGTGACGATGAACTGGCCCGCCGGCCTGCCGTGGTGCACGACTACCTCTACACCCACCTGACCCGCAAATTCACCAAAGCCGAAGCCGACCTGGTGTTTTACCAGGCCCTGCAAGAAGAGGGCATGCACAAGCCTCTGGCCTGGCTGATGTACAGCGCGGTCCGCATCGGCGGCCGTGGCAACTGGAGCGCATGACATGGAGTTAAACCCGCTGACCGTCAGCGTCTTGCTGGTGCTGACCGAACTCGCCCTGACCGGCGTACTGGGCTTTCAGGTTTACCTGTTCAAGCAGGTCAGCGCGGCTCGCCGCGAGCACCTGGAGCTGCGCCTGTATATGGCCCAGAACTATGTGAGCAACGAGCAATTCGACAAGGTCATTTCCCGGCTGGAGACCCGCTTGGAAAACCACCTCGATACCTATTTTCGCAACCTCAACAAGAGAGCCAACGCATGACTGACGTAAATCGCGACATCACCCTGGAAGTGGGCGACACCGAATTCAAATTCCGCCTGACCCCGGCGGACGTGACCAAGTACTTCAATGCCACCACCAACAGCAACAAGGTCGCCCCGGCCAACAACTTGTTGGTGAACACCGTTGACCAGGAACAACGCGCTTCGCTCAAGCCGCTGCTGGGCAACCCGATCACCGTGATGGAACTGGCCGGCGCGCTGCTCGAGGAGTACTCGCCGAACCTTGAAATCGTCGTAAAAAAGTCCTCAGCCACGCTGACAGCCTGAAGGAAGACGCACTGGGCCAGTTGATGGCCCTGAATGCTCGCTGGCTACCTGGCGCCGAACCCTCGATTGAAAACATGGGGGTGGCCAAGTGGCTGGAAGACGAACACTGGCGCCGCATGGAGATCGCCGTTGCCAACGGCATCGCCTTCGCGCTGAACGGATAGATATCAATGGCTGACCGCGCTGCCCGCCTGGCTTTCATCCTCAGTCTGACCGACAAGGTCAGCGCGCCCCTGGGCAAGGTGAAAACCAGCTTTTCCGACTTGGCCAACCAGGGCCAGGAGAACATCAAACAGGTGGGCATCGGCCTGGCCGGGATGGTGGGCGCCGGCGTGGCCATTACCGAATCGCTGCAACCCGCGCTCGAGATGAATCGGGCGTTGGGGCAGGTCCGATCGCTGGGTGTGGCGGAAGACGCCCTGGACTCGCTGAACAGGAAGGCGCTGGAGTTCTCGGTGGCCTACGGCACGCACGCCAATGAGTTCGTCGAGTCGGCCTATAGCATTTCCGGGGCCATCCAAGGACTGACCGGCGAACAGCTGGCCACCTTCACCAACACCAGCAACCTGTTGGCCAAGGCCACCAAAGCCGACGCGGGGACCATGGGTGAGTACCTGGGCACCATGTACAACCTGTTCAAGACCCAGGCCGATGCGATCGGCAAAGACACCTGGGTGGAAAAACTCGGCGGCCAGACCGCGTTGGCAACCAAGCTGTTTCGCACCAACGGCGATCAGCTCAAAGACGCGTTCAAGGAAGTCGGCGCGATCGCCACCAGTTTCGGCGTCGACCTGGCTGAACAGTTCGCGGTGATCGGGAGCCTGAGCAGCACCATGGAAGGTGGTGATGCCGGCGGTCGCTACAAGGCGTTCTTTGAAAACGCCTCGGCCGGCGCCGAAAAACTGGGGCTCAAATTGACGGACCAGCAGGGCAAGATGCTGCCGATCCTGGATGTCCTGGACAAACTGCAGGGCAAACTGGGTGACCTGAACAGTGCCTCAGCCAGTGCGAAGCTGCTGGAGGCGTTCGGCGGTGAGGGCGCCCAGGTGATCGGCGCGCTGGCCAAGGACACAGACCGGCTCAAGAACGGGCTCGATCAACTGGGCAAGGTCCGAGGGCTGGAAAGCGCCGAGCAGATGGCAAAGGCCATGGTCGATCCGTGGCAACAGTTCGGCGCCGCCGTCCAGGCGCTGCGCATCGCCTTCGGCCAGTCGCTGATCCCGTTGCTGACACCGCTGATGGATCGGCTGGTGGGCATTGCCTCAACGTTGACCCGGTGGACTCAGCTGTTCCCCAACATCACCCGCGTGATCGGCATCGTTGTCCTGGTCATCCTCGGCCTTGCCGGCGTGATGGCCACGATGACGGCCGTTGTCGGGCTGAGCAAGCTGGTCTGGTTGTCCCTGGTCACGATCTGGAAAGTGCTGACCTGGACGGGCTTTCGCAGCATCGCCATGTTCCTGGTTCACACCGTGATGATCAGCGCCTTCATCGTCGGCTTGGTCGCCATGTACACGTGGATGGGCATCGTCCGGGGCGCGATGTTGCTCTGGCAGGGCGCTATCTGGCTGGTCAATGCCGCCATGCTGGCCAACCCGATACTGCTGATTATCGCTGGCATTGTCGCCTTGGTCGCACTGGTCGTGGCGGCGGTCGTGTACTGGGACCAGTGGACGGCGGCGCTGATGAACACGGCGGCCTTCAAGTGGGTTTCCGATCAGCTGCAGCAGCTGTCGGACTGGTTCGGCTCGATGGGTGGATGGTCAGACATGGCCAGCGCGGCCTGGAACGGTATTGTCTCGATCTTCAAGAGCGCCATCAGCGGTCTGATCGAGATGCTGAACAAAATTCCTGGTGTGGAGATCGATGCCAAGTTTGGCGAGATGCCCAACGCTTCGAACCTGCCGGCCCTGCCGCAGATCCCGGCTCCGCTTGGCGATCAGGCTGAACAGACCCGCCAGCGGCTCAAGATCCCCGCCGTGGAAACCGGTACCAAGCTCGGCGAGATGCCCAAGGCGTTGAACCTGCCGGCACAGCCGCAGATCTCGGCCTCGCTCGGCGACCAGGTGGAACAGACCCGCCAGCGGCTCAAGGCCGACACCGTGGGCATTTCCCCAACCAGCGCGACGTCGGTGCCCCAGGGCGGGTTGTTGCGCAGCATCCAGAACACCACGACGCAGACCCAGAACAACGGTACCCACGTCGAGAAGATCGAGATCCACACAACCAAGCCCATGAGCCAGCTGGAGCTGGAAAGCATGATGAGTATGGCGGTGAGTGGATGAGTCTCTACATCGACCTGCTGATCACCAACAACGACCTGACGCTGGACCCGTCCAACCAGCCCGTCTTGGTGGACGACCGGGCCAGCATCGCCCAGGACATCGCGCACATGATCCGCGAAAGCGGGCTGCTGGTGACGCTGGTTGCCGAGCGCAATCGGTTCCGCCAGGCGGACTGCATCCAGCAGCTGGAGCTGCTCGTGGAAAACGATGAGCGCCTTGTGCCTGGAACCACCCGTTTCATCAAGCAAGAGCCGGGGCAGTACCTGGTCACCGCAAAAACAGTCGCATTTGGATCTGTCGAGGTAGTGCTGTGAGTGATGTCGATTTCAAACAGGCGCTGAGCGATGCCGGCATTCCGATGACGGAAGCCAAATTGCGCGCCGCATGGGAGGCCGAGGTAGTTGCCCAGGGCAGCAAACTGAGCAACACCAGCGCCTGGTCGCCGTTCTGGCGCGTGATCACCGCTCTGGTCACCAAACCGGTGATGTGGCTGCTCGAGTTCATTGCCGGCACCGTACTACCGAATTTTTTCGTCAAGACCGCGATCGGCGCCTGGCTGGATATGCTGGCCTGGCAGGTCAACGTGACCCGTAAGGAAGCGACCAAGGCGGCGGGCTTGCTCCTATTCACCAGGAGCGCGATCGCCGGCACGCTGGAAGTCCCGGCCGGTACCCGGGTCCAGTCGATCGCCATCAATGGCAACGTCTACGTGATGGTGACCAAGACGGCCATGGTGTTCGCCGATGGCCAGGCACAGTTGCTGGTGCCGGCCGAAGCCAGCGCAGCGGGCAGTGGTTTCAACCTGGCACCGGGTTACTACTCGATCTTGCCTGAGCCGGTACCGGGCGTGATTCAGGTGGTCAATGCTGACGGCTGGCTGACCCAGCCCGGGGCGGATGTTGAGACGGACGACGACCTGCGCCTGCGCACCCGCAACCAGTTTTCGGCGGTCAACCAGTGGCACACCGACGCGGTTTACCGCGCCATGATCGCCGCCTTTCCGGGCGTCCAGGCCGACGGCATCTACTTCGAACACGGGGCGCCCCGTGGCCCGGGCAGCGCTAATGCCTATGTGTTGTTCGAAGCCGATTCACCGGCGGACACCTACCTCGCCCAGATCAACAACTACATCCGCGACCAGGGCAACCATGGTCACGGCGATGACCTGGTCGTCATGCAGATGCCGGAAACCCAGCACCTGGTGCAGCTGACCGTTTGGCCCAAGGCCGAAGTCGGTACCGAACGCTGGGATGCACTGAAGTCCGACATCGAGCTCTACGTCCGAGCGGCCTTTCGCGAGAGCACGCCTCGCGACTATCAACCGACGCTGACCCATCCGCAGTCGCGCTTTTCCTTCAGCCGCTTGGGCGAGGAGCTGCACCAGCAGTTCACCGGCATCGATTCGCTGCATTTCGGCAACGCGGACATCCTTTCCGAGTTGACGATTCCGCGGCTGTCCGGCGTGGAGATCCTGCAAGGTGCTTAAGCTCAGTCTGCCTTTCTGGCTCGACGGCATCGAGCTGGCCAAGCTCAAGGCCGCTGCCCAATCCTGGTGGGAAAAAGCCGAGGACTGGTTGCGCTGGCCGCTGCTGCAGCTGGACGCCGAAACCTGCCATATCAATGTGCTCGACTTGCTGGCCTGGCAGCGCGATATCCAGCGCTTCCATGGCGAGCCTGAGCGCCTGTATCGCCTGCGGGTCAAGTACGCGTTCATCAATGCCGTCGACGCTGGCAGCACCGCTGGCATGGTCCGAATTTTCCAACGCCTGGGCGTCGGCTATGTCGAGCTGGAAGAGCGCATCGACGGTCTGGACTGGGACATTGTTCAGTTGCATCTGACCGACAGTCAGCTGAGCGAAAACCCGGTCCTGCTGCGCGTGTTGATGCAGCAGTACGGCCGCACCTGCCGCCGCTATGACTTCGTCACCATCACGCCGGTGACCCTGAACATCCGCGTTGCCGACTTCAACGATGACCAGCAAACGCTAGTCGCCACCATGGACGACTCCTCGAGCATGGTGGTGATCAACGAGCTGGCTCTGATGACCCTATTGAACGACCCATTTAGGAGCACCCATGGGAGCTAGCATTACCTTTGCCGGCGAGAGCCTTATTGCCCAAAAGCAGGGTGCTCAGCAGGTGCTGGAGGTTGCCCGGTTTGTGCTGGCCAACGTTCCAGGACTGGACCCGAATGCGGCGGTAAATCGCGCCGGTGCTAAACCGCCTGCCGCACAGATCGTCTACACCGCCGAGGTCAACCGCAAGGGCTACGTCAGCCCGCGCCAGGTGATCTACAGCCTGATGGTTGGCTCCGATATCGGCGACTGGGATTTCAACTGGATTGGTCTGGAGACCGCCGAGAACGTCTTGCTGGCCGTGGCTTACGTGCCAGTGCAACAGAAGCGGCGCAACATTCCGCCGCTGCAGATCGGCAACAACATCACCCGCAACTTCCTGGTGGAGTTCAACGGTGCCCAGGCGCTGACCGGCTTGACCGTGGATGCCAGCACCTGGCAGCACGACTTTACCGTCAGACTCAACGGCATCGATGAGCGCGAGCGTTTCAGCAACCGTGACGTCTTCGGTCGGGCCTGTTTCTACAACGACAGCCTGCAACTGGAGCGCAACAGTCTGGGGCTGTTCCAACTCAAGCCCGGTATGGCCTACGTCGAAGGCATTCGGGTGGCATTGGCCGACGCGACGTTGGTGCAATTGCCGGCGCTACCTGCCAAGGCGTGGCTGGATGTTTACCTGGCTCACGTGGGCAGCGATGTCGTTGCGGCCTGGAAGGTCGTATTCGGCGCCAATAAAGCCGATTACCAGGACAGCAATGGGCATTGGCATTACGTGGTGGAGCTGGCCAGCATCGCGGCCACCGCCGTCATCACCGATCAGCGTGTGAGCCAGCCGATCGCTACCGACTTGGTGAACTACTTAGCGGCCCGCAATGGCGACTACCCGAACCTGCGCGCCCGGGCGACCACCAAGGATGACGTTGACCTGGGCAACCTGCCGAACGCGAAAAGTGATGATCCCGCGAGCGACAGCAGCGAAGTGCTGGCCACCACCAAAGCCCTGCAAACGCTCAGGACCACGGTGGATAACGCTCTGCGGGGAATGGTCTCGCACTTCGCGATGGCATCCCCGCCAGCCGGATGGCTTAGGGCCAATGGGGCGTGGGTGTCCCGGACGGCCTACGCAGATCTCTTCAGCCGCATTGGTACCACACACGGCGCGGGCGACGGATCCACGACGTTCAGTCTTCCGGATCTACGCGGAGAGTTCATCCGAGGCTGGGACGACAGTAGGGGGGTGGATCCGGGTCGTGCTTTGGGCGGTTGGGCTCCCAGCCAGAACGCTTCGCACATCCACGACGGGACCGTCGGCAAAGGCGGTAAGCACTCCCACGTCCTCAATTTGAAGCTCGACCGAGGTCCAGGTGACGACGGCAATGCCCTCTGGGGCGACGAGTCGTACTACGGCGAAGGTGCCGTGACTACGGAAGTAGACGGCGAACATGACCACCCGCTCACCATCCAGCCATCCGGCGGCAGCGAAGCACGGCCGCGCAGCATCGCGCTACTCGCCTGCATCAAATACTGAGGTACGACATGGAAACCAAAACTGTTTACCAAATGGATGATGCGGGCTTTTACGTCGGCCGCACCGTCGCCGACCTTTCCCCACTTGAAACCGATGTCTGGCTGATCCCACGGGGCTGCGTGACAGTAGCACCACCCAAGGCAACCGGAGGCAAGGTCGCCAAGTGGGACGGCAGCCGCTGGCTTCTGGTGGAGTTGAGCGCTTGAACTGGTCACCTGTGCAAATGCGTTGGCCGGAGGAGGCGACGTCCTGGCTCGACGACCTGTCCGAATCCCAGGGAATGGCCGGTGCCGAGCTGGACAGCGCGCAGGCGCGTGTTGCCAGCTTGGCCACGCTGGCCACCACCTCACCCGGTCCAGTCGGCGCAGCTGCGATGCAGGCCGTTTCCGCCGGTCGTGCGGCACTGACCGGCGCGCTGGGCGAGGCACCGCTGTGCCTGGTCGTGACCCCATTCCAGAGCGGCGTTGGCCAAGGCAGTGGTTATCAGCGCTACCTGTCGGCGCCGAACCTACTGCAGCACATGGCCGCCAAGCTGGAAGACACCAGCGACGACAACCGACCAGCAGCTCCCCAACACGCCCTGGTGCTGATGTTTCTCGCCACGCGTTATGACCAGCTGGCCAGCACCCTTGCTGCGTTCAATACCTTGTTGCCAATGAAAGATCTGCAACGTGCCGAACGGCGGGCCGAACAGTTGTTCAGCCTCGAGTCGGACAAGTGGGAATTGCCATCCGCCGGCACGCTGCCGCTGTGGGGCAAATTACCGCTGGAGCGTTGCACCATCACCAAGGTCGCCGCGCAGACTATGTCTGGCCAGCTGTCAGCGCTGGAGAGCTATGCCGACAGCACGCCCCTGGGCGATCTGTCCGCACTGGCCACGCGCAAAGCCAATCAAGCGCAGTCGATGGCCAAAGGACTGGCCGACCTGAAAGCACGGTTCGCCGACAGCTCGGCCAGTAGCACCATGCAGGCGCGTTTGATCGGCCCCGGCAACAATGCCGAGCTGCGTCAGCAGCTGCTGGCCGGTGATGCACCGGGTCACGAGTGGCCGCTGTCCGCCGGCGTCATGCTGGTCGGCTCGCTACCCGGGCTTTCCTTTGTGCGGGAGCTGGTCGGTCTATGACGCTGCTACTGGATGGGCAAGAGGTCCAAGGCAAGGGCCTGAAGATCACGGCCAACCTGCGCATTGAAAGCGATGACCTTTCAGGCCAGACCAGCAACACCGAATCAGCGCATAAGGGTTTCAAACCCAAGACGCTGACGGTATCGCTGCAGATCCGTTACGCGGACAGCGATCAACTGCGCGCGCTGATGAGCCTGGCCGAGGCCACCGAGTCCGGCGGTCAGCTCAAGACCTACCGCGCCGTCAACGACACGGCGGCGGCCTTTGGTGTGCGACAGGTGCAGTTCTCCGACGGTGTCAGCGCCCGGGAAGACGACACCCTGGCCTGCTGGCGGATCCAGTTCACCCTGTCGGAAAAGCTCTCCAACCCGGAGCGGGTGGAAAGTCGTCGAGCCGCTAAAAGCGTCAATCAACAGGGCGGTACCGGCGTATCAGTCGGCGGCACGGGTACCGGCACTGGCACCGGTAATGGGTCCACGGGCAGCGGCACTCAACTCACCGGCTTTGAAGCAGTGTTGAAGCGGGTGGACGATTACCTGGGGAGCGGCTCATGAGCATGAAGCTGAACAAGGTGCTCACCATCGCCGGCACGGTCTACCCGTTGATCAAGGACGACGTGCGTCTGGACATCCGCAGTCCTGGGCGAGCCACGCTGACGATTCAGTCGCCGGTGGCGGTATCCGGACTGGTGACGCTCGACGTCGGCTACAACGACAGCACGCTGCAGCGCCATTTCATTGGCTACGTGGAGCGCTGCACCGCTGCCAATGCCCTGGAGCAGGTCATCTATTGCCGTGAACTGGCGGCGATTCTGGCAGCGCCTTTGCCGCTCAACCTGCGCCACGCAGACCTGGCCACCGTTCTGGGTGAAATCAACCAGAAAACCGGCCTGACGTTTCGAGTTCCGGAGCGTGCTTACGCCAAGGTAAAAGCCCCGTTCTTCTACAGCCTCGGCGCTGGCTATCTCGCGATGGACAGCCTGGCCAAGGTGTTCGGGATCCCCGACTTCATCTGGCAACAGCAGGGTAACGCCGAGGTGTTTGTCGGCAGTTGGGCGGACAGCTTTTTCGGGGCCAAGCAGCCGCTGCAGCTGCCGAACGAACTGTTCGACGATTACCAGGGCAACCAGAGTGCGGTCGTTGCGGCCCTGCCCGGGTTACGTCCTGGTGCAACCATCAATCAGGGCGAGCGCGTCACACACGTGACCTTGTCCGGCAACCAAATGGCGATCCGATGGAAGAAGTAATCCGCCGCACCGTGGAGCGCCAGTTTCCCGAGCTGACCGGTGGTTATCACCTGCCGCGTTTTGGCCGAGTCACCGGTATCGCGGACGCACCTGCCAGCGCCGGGATCTGCGACGACTTCCGGCCGCGCTTTGCGGTCGACGTCGAGGTGCTGAGCCCGGATGGTGAGGCTGACGCCTCTCTGCCGATCCTGGCCGGCGTGCCACTGCCCATGCCTATGGGTGGGGACGAGATGGGTTTTTTTGCCTTTCCGGACGAAGGCACGATGGTGGTGGTGTGCTTTGCCTACGGCCTGCCGCACAAACCCTATATCCAAACCATCCTGCCGCACGGCCTGAGCCTGCCCAAGGTGCCAAAAGGCGACCAGGTCTGGCAGCACAGCGAGTTGGCCCAGCAACGTGTCGAGGCCAACGGTAACTGGCTGCGCTCGACAGATGCCCGGATCCGCGACGAGTCGATCGACCGCGAGGTCCAGAGCCTCACCAACAGTGAGAAGCACCAGACCAGCACCGTGGAGGTGGACAACCATTCCACCGAATCGGTGGGGGGCACCAAGACGATCGAGGCCCTGGGCGCGTTGAAGCTGTTGTCGGGCGGATCCGCAAGCCTTGCCGCCATCGATGACCTACACCAGGCCACCGGCCGGGATCTCAACCTGGTGATCGGTCGCAAGCTGAACACAGCTGTCGGTGGCGATTTGCTCGAGCGGATCCAGGGGGCCCGAAAGAGCGTGGCCCCCACGACCTGGCTCGGCTCCGAGAGCGTGAACGTGCTCCAGGTGCTGTGCGACCTGATCGACCTGGTCATCCAGATGAACACCGATATCGCGGGCCACACGCATGGCTCCAGCCCGGTGCCTTCCAACGCGGCGAACTTCGCCGGACACGCCGGTACCGGCGCACTACTTACTGGGCAACTGAAGCCCATCACGGGAGCATGATTTGGAACTGAAGAACTTCTTTGCTCAGGATGACCAGGGCAACCGTCTGCCAGGCGCTACCTGTTACCTCTATCAACGGGGGACGGAGAGCCTGGTGGCCGGCTTGGTGCGGGTTAACGGGACTATGTTGCCGAACCCCTTCGTTACCGATGAGTCAGGGCTGGCGCAGTTCGCCGCGGCAAATGGGTTGTACGACCTGAGAGTGACGACACCCACCCGCGATCTGCGCATTCCAATTCAATTCAATGATGTGGGTGAGAACGTCGCCGCCGCCCAACTGGCAGCTGTCCAGGCAGAGTCCGCCCGTGACGCGGCTCAACTCAGTGCCGGTGTCTACCCGACGATTGCTGCTGGTCTGGCAGCAACATCCAACGGCAACTATTTCACTGTGCCGAGTGCTGAAGCTGATGAGTTTTTGATTCTGTATAAAAACTCGAGCAATGTAGCAATCGAAACAAAGCGTTATCCCAACACCAAGGCCGTGAGTGATGCACTGAGTTCGACGGTGCAATCCTTCACCACGGCAGCGGCGATGCGAGCGAACCTAAAACTCGCCCAAGGGCTGAGCGCCATCGTCACCAATGACCCGGACCCCTTGAACAATGGTTGGTATACAAAAGTTGGGGCGCCTAACACCGGTAGTTGGTCGCCATTCCCCGATCAACCCACCACCACAAGTGCGCTCAACGTTGCAGAGTTGGCAGCTGCCTCAGCGGCGGTAACAACTGACCTCACCTTTTCATCGACCTGGTCCGCTGATGCAAACAATGGGGGAGTGGTAACCCATCGTTATGGTCGGCCCAGCGGTATAAGAGTGCCTGCAGCTTCCAATGGCTACCTCACCTACTTAACCGCGATGTTTGCGCCCGCCAATGTTGGTATTGCCAACTTGGTCGGATCAACAGTGCAAGCAGTCATCACCGGACGGCTAACAGGCGACTTCGGTGGACTGATCACCCTACGTTCGGATCGAGCTTTTCGAGCGGTACGTCCTAGCGGCACAGTCAACGTTGGGCGAGTTGTCAGCGAGACCTACGCCTCTGGCACATTCAAACGTGTCGTGCAGTACACCGTCACTGCCGAAGATACCCAGCTCGGCATCATCCTCAGTGCTGCCAATGGCCCGGTGGCTACTGCGACAAGCACATTGGTGGTTGATCGGGTGTCGTTCGGTGTCGTCGCTGCCGCGCAAAGAATGACGCCCTACAGCGCGGCAAACGTTGAACGCTCCAAGTTGTTCAATGAGGTCAATGCCAGTGCTGGTCTGTCTTGGCGCTGGCAGCCTGCGACATTCGATAGCGGCTACGCGAGTTTTCTGAATGGCGCGATCGCCGTTCCCTTGGGGGCAACCGCTCCGAACCTTGCCGGCATGCAGATCCCCGTCGGTATGTCCGGTGCCGGCTCTTACTTTTATAACCTGATGAAGCTGGACGCTGACCAGGTCAAAGCCCTGGCCGGCAGCACCGTCCGACTGGTCGCAAAATTCACGGCGACCGCCGACGCGCTTGATCTGCTGGATCTTCAGTTCGTGCCTGGCATGAGAGCGGCCCGCGGTGCTGCCGACTCGGTGACGGTAGACGCCAAACTGGTCGAGCTGACTCAAGATGGTCTGATCATCACCAAGGTCGTGGACTATGTGGTCGACGCAACGGACGTGGCCTGGGCGGTAAATTTGGGCGTTCACGCCAACGCAGTGCAGGTATCCCAGGCCATCACGCTGCAGTTCAAGTCGCTGACCTGGTCCGTCGGGGAAAGTGGTCAGGCAAATAAACGAGCGGCCGACGTGGCCCTCACTGCCCGCTTTGCCGAGTTGGTCAAACCAGTCGATCAGAAGATGGATGCCCAGTCCGCAGCGCTAAGAATCAGTTCTGGCGATGTATTGGGGCGAGCCGTGGTTACAGGCTCGGGCGACGGCAATGGTGCCGTGCTGGCCCGTGAAAACGGGGTCATCGTCGGTTTTGATATTCCGGCGGGGCGAACCGGCGCCGGTGTCTATAACAGGGTGTTGATCCCATTCGATGCGGCCACCCGGGCCGCAATCGTCGGCAAGACGATTCGTATGACCCTCGAGGCTGATGTCAGCGCAACCTTTGCAGTGGACAAGTTGCTGCGAAAGGATCGCGCCATCTATGTTGATGGTGTCATTGGTAACGTTGGCACGCTGGTCAGCGAGACATTCAAAGGGACGCGCTATACCCGAGTTGTTGAATACCTGGTGGCAGAAGGTGCGGTGACCTTTGGTCCAGTTGTGAGTTATGTTGGGGTAGCTGTATCGGCGAATGCCAATAGCTTTCGCCTACGCTCCTTACGCTGGCAAGTTGCCGAAGTTAACGGTGACGGCCAGTCCGCCCAGGACTTCATGTTCGAGCGTCGAATGGCATCACAATCAATTGGCGTCAGCCCAAGTGACAATGTCACCGGAGCACTAAAGGTTTCTGGCTCCAAACTCGACACCACGTCAGTAATTGGTTTCTCGCCGATTATTCAGCCCTACAGCGTCAGCAAGTTGGGCGGTGTGGTTAACACCATCGAGCAAGTGGTAGCCATTGATCCACCAGCCACTGAGCAGGTAACCGCTTTTGAGATCTCACTGATCTACGCAACTGCGACCGCAACCGTTCCAGGGGCTCGTCTTCCTCATCAATACACCAGCGCGCGCGTGGTCAAGCGGGTTTCGGATGGCGTCGAGCTGGTTGAAGGTGTGGACTATGCGGTCAAACCCAACACTTGCTACATCTACGGGCTCAAGGATATTGCCAGTACGCCGTGCTTGATCACGTACACCGGCCACCTACATCGTTATGACCTGGTATCCCTGAACCTGACTACTGGCGTACTGGTGGTCACCAAAGGGACCGGTCGGGCTATTGATCCAGAGGAATACAAACCCGCCCTGCCGGTAGGCCATGTGAGGCTGAACGAGCTCTATGTTTACCCCGCTGGTGTGGATGTCTTGCAAACCTGGCGCTACCGAGAGCTGCGCGATCAGTTGGCGGGCCAAGCTTACGATGAATGGCTCACCTACTGCCGTTCGGTGCTTCCAAAGACAATGGCCAAGCTGCGCCGTGGCCAGCGCATCAAGCTGATCGGGTACGGCTCCAGCAGCGTGGACATGGGGGGCGGTGCTCTCTATCCGCTGGAGCCTAATAGAAACCGAGACCTCACATCGTTCTTTGACCGGATCCCGGCGGACACTCGGGCGAAGTATCCGACCTTCAACAACACCGATCCTGACTTCGCCTGGTCGAGCGCATCCAACCACATCAAGTATGGCTTCATGTGGCAGCTGATCGGCGCCATGCGCGAACGCTGGGGTGCAGACGTTGAGTACCGCAACTGGGGGGTCGGAGCGACGACGTCGGCCGCTACGATCGAGAACGGCTCGATGAACGGGGCTTACCCCGATCGGCTCAATGCCATGTTGGCGGATCAGGGTGACTTGATGGTTCTGGCTTTCGCCAATGGCCTGGGCGGCGACTGGTGGTACAGCACACACCGAACCATCATTGAGGCGTTCAAGGCCCAAGGCGGCGAGGTCATTGTGCTGACGTCCCCACGGCTGAACATCTATGGGGAGGGGAGTGTAGGGGACACTACCTGGAAGAAGTCCCACGATGACCTGATTCGGGTTGCACTGGACACTGGCTGCGCCTACGTGCCCACCAACCTGATCGAAGGCCCAGGCCGTGAGGGGAACACTGGCTTAAGCCACCGGAACTTGACCAATGCAAACCTCTACAACCACGGTGGGCCCATCCAGCTGGGCAACACCGGCAAGTTGATGGCCATGATCATTCCATAAGCATACAGTGCTGTTCCCCAGCCCGCCCTGTCCTTGAGGACGGATGTGGCAAGTGTGATCAGGATGACTACCGCGAATTAATAGTCATATTGTTCTGAGCCCGCCTAGTGCGGGCTTTTTATGATTGGTTTTCTAACCAAGTTACGCTGGTGGGAGTTTTAGCGCGTATTACTCAAAGTTTTATTTTATCAAGTTCGTAGTGGCCGATCACATTGTCAGCGCGGTCATGGCGGGCCTGATAAAACTTGAAGGAGTCCCGATTGTTTTCAATGCAAAGCTTTTTAATAATTTTCATTATTGCAATTTTTTCGCTATCTGGAGTTCTGATTCCGAATATTATGCCTTCCAAGTTTTCAAATTGGTACTTCAAAGTTCGGTCTGATGCTGCCTGTAGGTTATATGAACTCGGGTGAAGCACGAGTCTATATTCGTTCTCGTCTTTCCATACCTTAAGCTTTGAGGTGGTAGCATCATAAAATGGCTTCCAGTGTGCATCTCTTGATTCATCATCTAGGGTACTAAGCCAGTGCCCAGATTCACTAATATTTCCAGCTTCGTCCCT